GTCGACCGCGCCGGTGTTGTCACCGACAGACACGTTCTGGTTGATCTCCGAGAAGTCCGGGAAGTACTTGGCAAACGACTTCAACGAAGCGTTCTTCAAGGTCGATGCATTCGGAGTCGCCAGGCTGGCCACGTGCTCGAACTGGACGCCCCAGTAGAGCAATGGGTTGACTTGGACCTTGGCGCCAGAACCTGCGGTGATGTTGGAACGCATCGGCAGCGGCGGCTCGATTGCGCGCTTCAGGTAGGTGGCCGCAGTCAAGCTGCCGTCAGTGACGCTTGTCAGAGGAGCAGAGCCAGAGGTGACGAGGTGCTCGACGCCGCGGAAGCCCATGGGCAGTGCCGTCGGATCGACGGTGCCGTTCTCAACCCCAAGATCGACCTCGACGCGGACGAGGTTCGACTGTGCCGGGTAGTTGCCGTCGAAGACGATCTTCTGGGCCGGCTCGGCGCGGTCGAAGTCGAAGAACACGTGAGCATCGCCGACAATCTTGGCGATGTAGCGATCCGAGCTCGGATCCAAGTTGACGCCGCGGAACTGTTCCAGCGGCTGCTGAGCAGCATCGCGGTCGTTCCAGTCGCGGAGAACCAGGTCGAAGGAACCAAACTTGTTGGCTGGGTCCGTCGACGGGGTGATGTTCTCGATCGAGATCTTGTATAGCGTCGAGACATTGGCGCCGGCATCCAGAGCATGCAACCGGAAGAGATTGGAAGGCGAGCCACCAAACTTCTGCGAGATGATCCACGGGGACTTAGCGTGGCTGAAACGATCAGTGAAGGCCTCGTAGTTCGGGACCGTGCTCGAACCAACGTTGCGTGCAAGAGAAGCTGTCGTCAGGAAGACAGCAGTTTCAGCACCCGGTTTGGGCGCCGTGGCCGCACCTGCACCTGACAGCGCGGAAACGAGGCCCGAGCCGGTGACCACTGCAGTAGCAGGGTGAACGTCCCAGGATGCATACAGGAAGTGACCAGCCTGCTGAATCTTGTAGGGATCCGTGTTCAGGACGTTGGCAAAGTAGTTCGGGCTCGTCATGTCGAACGAAGCCGTGATAACGTTCGGGTACAGCGGGTCCGTTCCCTGGTGACCGTTCAACAGCAGCACGAAGTCCGACTTTGCGACACCTGCGTCCATCAGGACGACGGTGCCGACCAAGCCACCGTGAGCGGTGCCATCGGTAGCAACGAGGTTCGACGGAGGGGCTGAAGAGTTACCGGCTGTCGAAGAAGACACGCGGAGGATAACGCCCGAGGGGGCCATCAGCATGCCTCGAACGATGACCGCGGCAGTGTCTGCACCGGGAGTCGTTGAACCCAATCCTTGGATGCCGGCCGACGAGAAGATAGTCGAACCAGCAGACTCTGACATGAACGCGCCGAGGAAGTAGGCTCGACCCAGAGGAGAACCCAAAGCGCCCGAATTGGCGTACGGGTTACCGTCCAGCGTGCCATCTGAGGCGCGCGGCAACTGCTGTCCGACAGTGAAACCAGCGCCGTTGACCGAGCCGTCATCATTCCGCGTGCGGCCATCGCCTGCGCCCAGGACCCTGAGATAGGTCACTGCCTGCGCCTTGCGCATCCACTCAGTGACAGCCAACGGGCCGAACTTCTTGCCGTCGGTCTTACCGAACTTGGCGTAGAAGTCATCGATCGTGCCGACGGTGACCGGGATGAATGCAGGTCCTTTCACTGCCGTGCCAATAACGCCTGCGGGAACACCGACTGGTTCCTGGGTCACTGGACCCGAAAGATCGATTTCCCTTGCCGTCACGCCAGCGCTTCCGAACTTTAGCTGTGCCATCTTCTCGTAGCCTCTGCGTTGTAAGTATCAGATCGTTTTGCAATCCATACCGCGAAAGAAAGCGGCCCTAAACTAGAGCCAAGCTGCTAGTTAGGGCCGCATTTCACAGTTCGGATTTGTTCATCACACGAACTGGACGCCGCTGTTAGTGATGATGAAGTCGATCGCGATATACTCGATGACCCTCGTCGGCACCACGACGATCCGACCGCGGAGGCGGTTGAGGTCGATGTCTTCCTGCGTGTTGTTCGTCTCGTTCATGATAACTTGGAACGCTTCCACGCCAGCCTGGGACTGAATTAGACCTAGTTGCAGGATTGCGTCGGCCACGAACTTGTTACGCACCTCGGGGGTGTTCTGCTCAAAGACCAGCTTCTGAGCGATACCCATGATGATGCGCTTGACCTCCAGGAGGAGGCGACGGACGTTGACCCTGTCGAGTGCCGACTTGTTGATCTGCAACGTCTTCTGGCCATAGATGACGAAGCCTAGCCTCGGGAAGGTTGCGATCGGGTTGATTCGTGAATCGTAGAGCCTGTCACGATCGGGCACATTGAGACGCACGCTGACGTTGGTGACAAAGTCCAGCGCTGCGCGGTTGAAGCCGGCAGGCGCGAACCATGGGTAGGCAACGCGATCGTTGAAGGCCAAGGCACCCATGGCGGCGACCGAGGCCGGAACCTTGACGCGGCGGCGGTTGGTCGCATCGTCAACGAAGACGTCCGGGTAGTACGTGCCAGCGTAGTTATTGTCCAACGCTCGAGCATCGAACTGGTTTGCCGTCTGATCGATCGAGGGCCGTGCTGCCGAGTCATCGTACAGACGGTTCGAGGAATCATCGTAGGATGGGATGTCCATCACGTAGTAGGCCAGACCGTAGTCGCGGACCTTGTTGAGGGCATACTCTGTGATAAAGCTCTCGCGGATGCCCGGCAACGCCAGGATGTTCGTGTTGACGACCAGAGGATCAGTCATGATGTCGATTGCCGTCTTGTAGGAAGCGACCGTCGCATTCTGCTGACCCGTCCCGGTCGGGTTGTAACCCAGACCAGGCGCCGAGTAACCGACCGCAGCACCGCCGCCAGCGTCGAAGGACGAGGCCTTGTCATTCATCCTCCTCGCATCGCGGTCGAGAACATTGACGCCGTCCCAGCCACCAGCCATGAAGGTGATGAACTTGGTGAACTGCGAAAAGCGATTGAAGTCCGAGGCGCTGCCTTGAGCCAACAAGGTGGCCAATGTGACACGCGGTCCGAGGACCGGATCCTTGATGGTGTAGTTGGTCAGGTCGAGCTTGCCGTTACGGATGTAAGCTGCTTCCTTCATGTGATCCTGAACCGACGAGGTGATGTCAGTCAGGGCACCATTGGACAGTGCAACCTTCGCCAACGTGAACTTGTTGTTGTTCAGTTGGTCTGCGCCCGAGCCAGAGACCAAGGCGTCCAACTTAGGAATGCCCATGAACTTGGTGTACGACTCGAGCAGACCGTTCTTGTCGTTGATGAGGTTGGGATTGAGCGGCAGAGTGTTGCGCTCAAACTTGACGCCCCAGTAGAACTGGCTGAGTGTCAGCTCAGTCGAACCGGGCTGGCCAAGCCAGGCTGCGCCGGCCGGAGCATCGCCCTTCGTCACCTTGGTGCGGAAAGGAACGGGCGGGATGATCGAACCCGACAGGGAAGACGCGGAACCCACGCCCAGGACGCCAGCCAACCGTGCAGTGGCGGAAGACGGTGAAGCGTCGGTCAACAGGTCGTTGGTCTTCGGGACCACCGCGCCGCGGAAGCCGAAGGGTAGCGACTTCTGAGGCACCAAAGCACGCTCAACCTGGTCCGCGATGACAACGCGGACATACTGCGAGACGTTCGGGTACTTGCCTGTGGCGACCACGCGGCGTTCAGAGTCCAACGTCGTGTCAAAGTTATAGCTGACCTTGCGATCGCCGATCAACTTGCCGATGTAGTGATCTGACATCGGATCCAGTGAACAGCCTGGGAACATCTCCAGGACCAACGGATTGGTGTCCGTGTCGTTCCAATCGCGGATCTGGACGGTGAAGGTGCCGTACGGGTTGGAATCGTCCAGCGAAGCCTTGAGGTCCGTGATGGCGATCTTGAAGAGGTTGTTGGCGTATTCGCCGTCGTCCAATGCCTCGAACTTGAAGAGGTCGTACTCTGTCGTGCCGAATGGCTGCGAGATGAAGTACGTCGTGGACGGTGCACGGTAACGCGTGTCGAAGGCTCCAAAGACCTTCCTCATCGGAAGGGTCTTGTCACCCGAGGTGCTGCTGGTGTTGTTGGAGCCCGAGAGGACGCCGACCACAGTCGCAGTGGCGAGCTCATCATCGACCGGGAAGTCTGCATAGACCAGGTGCTGCTCCTGGACGAACTTGTCAGGATCCGTGTTCAAGATCTTGGCGAAGTAGTCTGGGCTCGTCGGATTAAGTGAGGCCGTGAAGATCCTGACGCCCGGGTTGCCATCCGTGTTCCAGAAGGCATTGCCCAAGGTCGAAGAAATCGCGAGTTTGAACTTGCCACCAACCATCAAGGCCGAGTCAACGTTGCTGCCGTTGAAGGCGCCGACGGCGGTGCCGTTGCCATCCAGGACCATGAGGCGCGCGGTGGTCGGCAGCATCACCATGCCGCGGACCAGGTTGACGGTCGATCCCGAGTAGGAATCGTTGTCCGTGAACATCGGGATTCCATAGGCCTCATCGCTCTGCAAGGTGTGCTGAGCTGCCAAGAACTGGATTGCGCCGTTGTGGCGGCCCAGCTTGTCGTCAACGGCCGGAGTGCCATCCAGGTGCATGCCAGCCGAGAGAACTCGACCCGTCTGCAACGTGTTGGCGATGTCTGACTGCGTTGCGTTGGCACCCGCGCCCAGGACCCTGAGATAGGTCAATGCGCTGCGATGCTTTAGAAACTCGTTGACCGCATACGGACCAAAGAGCTTTGGATCAAGGTTGCCGAATGTGGCAATGAACTGATCGAAGTTCCCGACCGTGACAGGGACGAACGCAGGTCCCCTGTTTGCGGTGCCGACAACGCCGGCAGGCGTTCCGACCGGACCGACGGGTGTCGGGGTCGAAATGTCAATCTCGCGCTCGAAAAAGTTGGGCGACCTGAAAGTCTGCTCGGGCATTACCGTTCTCCTCTACGGTGTGGAATCGCTATGATAAGTATCAAGCGCTCGTGTCGAAAACCAACATCGGTCAGTCGTCAATGACCACGATCGCAAGGCCGCCGAGATCACTCGAGGGCGAATAGACAGTCTCACCGACTGACGGTGTCGTAGACAAAATTCTCACGTACCGCGTCGCGGGACGGCCGTTCTGATCAATGACCGTGACCTTCTTGTAACGATTCGTCGGGCGCGAGCGCGGAAGTCCTGACAAGGCGGGATCGTTCGGGTCGATCTCAGATGATTGTCTGTACAACCGACCACGTCCATCGCGGCGTTGGTCGCGGTTCCTGACTTCCCCGTCTGCCAGTGGCAGTGTCGGATCATCAGCACCCAAGAACGGATCATCAACTCCAGCCACGCCAGACTCTTCAGACACTGTAATGCCGGTCTCGAACTTGATGTCAGGCGCCGAGATATAGCGCTTGACAGGAATCGGCACGCCAGGTGCTGAACTTGCGAGGATGTACGCCGGCACCTTGACGTTGAACTTGTACTTGATGAGACGCTCGCCTTGCGACATGTCTTCGAAGTTCGTCTCAGCATTGTAAAGGTCATCCGCGACTGTCGCCACGAACCAGTAACCCTTGGGCGTATCGAGTCGCCAACCCTGGGTCTGTGGTAGGAAGGACGATAGCAACGTCTCAATGATCTGGTTCATATGATGAGTGTACTGGGTCCAGACGATGACCTCGTAGTTGAGGGTCACAAACTGTGGGCTCGGAATGACAAGCGTTTCATAGACATTGTTCGTTCGATCAGCCGCCAAAAACCCGCCATCATTCACTGTCGCATCGTCTGCCAGCTCGCCTATCTCCCTTAGGGTCGTCAACTGGCCTAGGTCGGCATCGTTGGGTCCAACTGCGAGCCCCTGCTGGTGCTTCAGAAAAATCCTGTTGATCAAGTTTTGGTAGCCACGGTCCGATTTATCGAGTTTTCTACGAATCGTGATCTCACCGGTGCGCTGGTTGATGCCACGACCCGTAATGTCATCAGCGCTACTCTGACCGATCGAGGGACGACCCACGGTGATCAAAGGCAAGACAAGCGAATTGGTCTTATCGCGGATCGGTCGATTGCGCTTCAACATGGCCCACTTTTCGCCGCCAGCAAAGATGACGGGGACTTTTCTCATATCCGTCCCATCTTCACCGCCAGCCACGAGTGGAATCTCCTTGTCGAACAAGTTGAAGAACGCCACGTCGACGTCCTCCAGCCCCACCGCAGGGATGACGAGGTCAGAGACGGGCCCGCCCTGCGGATAACCCGTGGGCAAAGGTGCGATTCCGTAGTTCTCGCGGGGCTTAGCATTGAAGCGATTGGGCATCAGTCATCCTCACCATAGAATGCAGAACCCACCTTGTCAGGATCGCCTTTGGGTGACACCTCACGGGGGCCTGACAGCGGCTTTTCTAGGACTCCGTTGTCCTGCAATGCACGTCGATCAGCCGTCGGTCCCTCTTTGTTTTCAGACTGCCCGCGCTGTTGCACGAAGGTCGTCTGCACTGCATCAGGCTCAGGCCTCGAAATGTCCGTCGGTCCCAAGGTCAACGCCTTAAACAAGCTCTCACGGGCCTTAGTTCCCGTCAACTTGACGCCGTCCTTGTGTTCGGGCAGGCCATAGATGTTACGCATGAAGACGCGGTCTGAAATCTCATAGAAGATGTCCGAGAATGAAAAGTAATCACCCAGGGAGACGTTGATCCCCTTTTCAACCAGATCACGGTGCTGGACGTAGACCTCGATCTTGTACTGCGGATCGACGCCAAACTGATCGATCTTGGTGTCTGTCTGAAAGTTGTTGTCCACCAACGCATCGATGGCGATTGGATTGTCGACCACCTTCTTGATGGCCTCATTGTAGACCGCATGCGTCTTAGTCTTGAGCTCAGAGACCGGGTAGTAGAAGATCTTCTGACCGACAACATCCTTGATGAACTCCTTGGTGATGTCGGAGATGAAGTTCAGCTCTCGAGGCGTGATGTACAACCTACTCATGGTTCACCCGATCACGATGCTCTTGCCGAGCGGCATTGGGATGTACTTCAACATCTTCTGCATGTTCTCTGCAACGTTAGCCTGCTGTTCCATCAGCTTAGCGTTCGTCAGGTTGTCCAAGAACTCCTTGAGCTGAGTCTGAAGCTTGTCGCGGTCTTCCCGCGCCTGAGTGATCAGCGACTCGCCGTTCAACTGCAGGTCTGCGTTTGGGATCGGAATCCCCTGAAACTTTGACCTGTTGAGGCCCAAGATCTCACGGGCCAAGGCCAGAGTGTATTGCCTGATCCACTGGCGACCCGGCTGCGTGATGCTGCTAAATGGAATGTTACCAAGAGGCACGTTCTGCGGACCCGAAACACCATAGATCGACTGATCTTGACCTTGAAGAGCAGACGGGTTCAACGGATCGAGCATGCCAGCCTGAACTTTCAGGTACATGCGGCCAGTGTCAAGGTCCGTCGTCGGCGTGGGATAAATCCTGACGTTGCTGCCCAAGATCTCATAACTGTAATTTGATCGACGAACGCGGGAGGCCATATTCAACATGCCCCTCCTCAACACGTCCTCGAACACTGGCAGCACGTAGAAGATCGTCGAGTTAACGTAGCTCTCGTAGTTGAACTCAGTGGCCAAGAAGTTGGTAATGTTGCTAGCGTTCATCAAGAACTGCTGAGCAGCATATGGCTCGAAGTGAAAGACATCGATCACGCGGATCGGGCTCTTGGTCGTCATGTTCTGGTAAATGACTGAACCCGAGACTGCGTCCTTCAGCTCTGTGTAGATGTTGTAGTCCTGACGGCCGGGCTGCAGGTCGAAGTAACCCAGAGTCGCGTCATAGTTGCCTCCCATGCCCGCGTACGTCGAGTATGGCGAGGCCTGACGCATCAGGAACTCCAACGTCTGAAATGGGTACTTGTTCGTCAGATCGCTGGCGGATCCCGTGGGCATGCCCAAAACGTTGGCCAGTTCAGATTGGATCTTCATCTCGTGAATCTTTCGAGCGTACTCACAGCACGCTTCCTCGAAACACGCCCAGATCTCTTTGGATGTCAGCTCGACAGACAGGACATCGTCGCCCAGCTTACGCTTGACGAAGGTGACCATCGAGTCGGCTTCCTGCTGAAACTGCAGGTCGGAATCGAAGAACCCGAACGGCGTCGGGCGCAGGGTTTGCACAAAGCTCGGCATGTGACCTTCCGATCGTAAGTATGGAAGGCTTCAACCGAGGAATCAACGACGCTTGTCGCGGATGAAGCTACGTGCTAGTTCCCTGATCAGGCTCTCCTCGTCCTGCTGCTTGACAGGATGCTTCTTGGCGACCACGACAGGTTGCTCGTCACGCTGTTTCTGCTCATATCGCTCGCGGAGCGTCATGCTAGCAGCATCTCTGGCAACCGGCATGTTCTCATTGACGTCAGGCGTCTTGGGCTTCGGATCAGGCGGTGGCCTCCGTGGGGGCGGTGCAATCACCGGTGCGACAGGTGGTGCCTTTACCGCAGACTTAGACTTAGACGCCTCTTCTACGACGATCGGCTGAGGAGACGTCTTGGGCTTGTTGACGACGATCGGCGCCGCCGAGACCTTGATCTCGGGCTTAGCGTGCCGCGAAACGACATTGATCGACTCAGCAACGACCTTGATGGCCTTCTTGAAGTTGATCTGAAAATGAACGGGCGCGAAGTAGCGATTCTCAATCAACACTTCGACTCGCGCCTGGTAGAGCCCTTCAGCCAACTTGTCCTTCATCTGCGGCAACACGAACTGGACGACACCGTCCTCGCCCGTGCCGTGCCCATTGAACATGTAGGCCATCTCACCGCCCTCGCAGACGAGCCTGACTTTGGCCGGAGCGGGTGCTGCGCCCTCCACCTTGATCTTGAAGGCAAGCTCATTGCTCTCCTCCATGTCGAGATCGACTGTTTCAACGAGGGGTTCCATCGTCTCGTAAGTATCCCCCACGGGTCACTTCAGGCGCTTGATAGAGATCCGAATGTCTTCCCAGGCTTTTCGAACTCGCGTTGAAACGTGTTCAATCAGAGAGACAGCATAGCTCGAGGCGCGATTGACTCGCACTCTGACGAAGCCCTCGACCTTGGCAGGCGGCGGCTCGTCGTTCAACCTAATCATCTTTGCCCAGACGATAACCTCATCCAACTCGCGGAGCGCTCGCTTCGCACCCGACTGTCCAATTCTGACAATGCGTCGCAGGACTTCATGCAGAGGACCGCCGTAGCCCTGAGTAACGAGACCGGCGCGGCCCGCAAGGCCACGCGAAGATCCCATTCCTCGCGTGACGATGCGGTTGATCGGCCTCATGGCACCCGAACACGATCGAACACTGCGTCCATCGACGGATTGCCAGTATCATCGTAGAGGTCAAACCTCGCAACCTCGGTAGCGTTATCTTCCTTGTAGAAGATCATCTGATTGTTGGTGATACGCCAGCGACCGTATTGAATGTCGTACAACTGCTGAATCTGCGCGGCCAGCGGCAGCACGGCTCGCAGGGTGTCGTCCACCTTCGGGTTGTTTTCTTCAACGTTGTACTGCTCAGTGGCGTACGATGCTGTCAAGAACGCGGTGCCGGTATCCCACAGAAGTTGACCACGAAAGTTGTCGGGAAAGGTGATGTAGGCAGCGTAAATCCCGGGCGCCGTCTGGTAGACGCCTGTCGTTGTCCGTGGCATGACCGCAGAACCAGAGATGTCCAACAGGGTGTAACCCACGCCCGAAGAACCCGTGGCGTCGGCCTTCAATCGTCCGAAGTTAGCATTTCGTAGCTGCTGCAGCGGCATGTCACCTCAATGGTACATCACCGCTCGATCAGCAAAGGCATAGCCCTTGTCGATCAAGCCTGACACAATTTCGGGTGAAAACGTCAGTGAATCTTGGACCAACGGCGCGTCAGGCATCACGACCCTCACCGTCACCTTGCGGTACTGTGGATCGATGACCGAGAGATCGTTCTTTAGGCCACACATCTCAATGTCATTCTTAATGATCTGGTCAGACATGAGGTCGACGGCGCGAGTCACTGCGTCAGGAACCGCGCGCTTCGATGTTGAATCCCATCGAGTCATCTCCTCGATGTTGGTACACATGATGACGTCAATCTCAGTTGCTCCGAGCCTAATTGCCTCGCCCAAAGGAGTCACGTTCTTGATGCCGCCGTCTGACCACAACTGGCCTTCGATCTCAATGGGCTGCAAGAAAACTGGAAAAGATGCCGAGGCTAGAACCCACTTCGTAAAATTGGGATCACTCTCGCGGGTAAACCTGTGTTCTCCAGTGTCCAACGAGACAGCTCCGACCGCCAGCATGCGACCGTTGGAGGCAACCTTCTCGAGATGTAGATTATCGCTGACAAGCTTGATCAGAGGAGACGAATCATAAACTGACTTCTCCCACAGTGAGTGCAAGCGTCCAAACGGGAACCAGCGCTTGTAGATGTTCTTCTGATTGACCTGCGTCCGCCAGAAGTTTTCCAACCAGGCAACCGCCTCCTTCGGCGAACCCTTGGGCGTCATGCCGATGCCAGCAGTGTTCAAGGCGCCGACTGAAACACCACAGATGATGTCATAATCGATGCCTTGTTCGCCCATCCACTTCTTCAGGACGCCCACCTGAAAGGCACCCTTGACGCCTCCACCACTCAGAACAAGTGCTCGCATGGTGCCCAACTCCTTCATGGCTAAGTATCTTCAGGCATCAGACTTAGTGACGCTGTAAAGGGCAATGGTGACCGTGCTACCAACGAATGGTCGATCATGACGTAGTTTGATCCTGATCTCGGCGCCGGCTGACGAGAGCAAATCGCGAGTCGTCTCATAATTGAATGGAAGTCCTTGAACTGGCGCCTGAGTGCCCCTCGACTTCTGGCGAAATTCCTCAAGAGACAACGTGAGGTCTGCGGAATTGGCGCCCAAAGCAGTGACCGGTGGATAAGCGCCTTGGGCTTCAGCAACGATCTGACCCATGCGCTTGTAGACTATCTGATCAATCATGATCTTCGTGCCAGAAGGAACGAATCCACCAGCGACCAACTGAGGCGCCACCACATCAACCAATGCATAGATGTTGTACTCGACGGTGTCAGTCATGACGCTGTCGGTAGACACGTCGACCTCGGCCTTGATGATTCGCAGCAAATTGCCAGGATCTGGTTGAACGTAGAACGTTGATCCATTCTGATAGGAGTAACTGACGACTGGTGGGCTTACGGGAGGCGAAAAGAACCTGACGCTGCCCGAGGCATACAACACCTCGTAATCTCCTCCTGACGTCTCGAGAGGTTCACGCATTGTCTTGAGCGAACCACTGACCTTAACGACCACACCGTAGCCGTGTGGATCGCCAGGATTTGCAGCCTGTTGCTTAGCAATCCACTTGTCCTCGTTGTGCATCCGCCCGGATGTCATGTCAATCCAGAACGGGTGAGCCGAATTGAACGTCAATCCATCGCCGGAATCGACCAACGTCTCGTCATTGACTCGAACGGAATCGCCGAACCAGGTGCAGGGGTCGCACAGATTGTGTGACACAACGACAAGTTCAGATCCGACGGTCGGCGCCAAGGCGACCATGGGAGTGCCGTCGGTCTGCATCTGCGCAATGGTCATCAAAGGTGATCCAGAGGCAGTCTTGGGAGGCACCTGGGCAGCGATCCACGCGGGACTGACAGAAGACGTGATCCAACTCGACCCGTCGTACTGCATGCCGACGAATGGAGACGTAGGTACAGCTTCGACCTCGAGCTGTGCTTCGGAAAACATCGATTGGAGCGTGCTTTGGACGTCCTCCGTCGAGGTTCCGGCCGGGAACAGACCTGAGGTGAAAGGCTTCTCGATGACGAGCCCGCGGCGCAGAAGCAGATCCTCATCGCCCGTGATCCCGTGGACTGCGCTCTCAAACTTGGGCAGCGGGACGATGTTGCTCGTGGGCGCTGTCAACCAAAAGACGCCGGCGACAGAGAATGAACCATCGTTCTGACTGTTGACGTTGAGGACTGTGATCTGTGCCATGGTGATCTTACCTATTTGTTGAACATCGGCAATCGACGAGCTACGTAAGCCGGGCGCGCCACTATGCTGCCAAATTGCAGGACCGGTGATCCAGTTGGCGTCCAGACGCGACCATTGCCTGATCGATCAGTGTAAATGTCGTCATCAAACGGCGACCACACGATCAATCCTTCGGTGTTGACTGGGGCCGGTGACAAGTATTCCGCCTGGACGTTGAGGGCATTCAGTTCACGAGTCCAGATCCTCAGATCTCTGATGTTTCCATTGAAGTAATGTGTCGTGGGAAGAGACTGCAGGTTGCCGACGACGAGGCCTGTGTATGCTACGAACGTTGTCGTGTCTGCCACATCAACGACCTGCTTGCCGTTGACGTATCCTTTGATCTGTCGGCTAGTCGTCGACGCATTTCTGATCGTCATGACGATGTGATACCACGTTGACACTGCCAGCAGCGGACCGTTGTGGTCCGCAGACGTGGTACCGAAGTCAATCGTCAGACCGTCAGTCGCCGTCTCGAGTTCAATATTGGGAGAAATGCCAACGATGACTCGATAGTTGGCCGTCACCACAGGCGGAATCCAGATCCAACAAGCAATCGTCAAATCCTGTGTTGCAGCGCCAGTCCACGCCGCGTTGAGCCGTGACGAAGCTGTGTTCGGAATGAATACAGACATCAGGTCAGCTGGCCGTTCACGCCCTGGTAGGTGACGCCGTAGCTACCCGTGGCGTTCAAGGCAGCGCCAGACTGATTGACGATGACAATGCCCCACTTAGCAGGCAAGCGATCGACGCCGTAGTTGCGACAGAATGAAATGGGTCCCGCAGTGTAGGTCTTCAGGTTAGCGTTAGCAGTGAGCTGCGCCAACAAGACTAGATTAGGAGGTGTTGACAAGGTCGCCGCGCCGTCGACACCAGACAGGCCTTCAGGATAAGTGACACCATCGACAGTGCCATAGCCGTAGACGTTGACGTATCCTGTGGTAGAAACTGCTGTCGTCGCGGTGGTGAACTTGATGAATAGCAGCACGTCCTCATAGAGGCTGACAGTGTTATCGACTGCAGCGCTCTGGCGGGCTGCTGACGAGCCCAAGCTCGACAGAGTGATGGGCAGCACTACACCAGATGGGCCATACTGCGGCACATATCTGCCCGCAATGGGCTGAGGGACCATGCTGCCAGATGCAACGCCTGTCAACCTAACGAATAGAGGTTCGCCTGGAAAACTATTGGCGACCTCGATTCGATTGAGGTCATTCACCCACATCGCATTAGACGTCAAGACCGCTGAGGCACCCACAACCGCGGCGTTCTCAACCTGAAATGAGACATTCAACGGAACGTAGTTATCCGGGATCGCATTGGTGTGCTGTGCAACCGTGACACCGTTGATCGACAACGTGACTGTAGCGCCTGTCGTGGTGATCAGGTACTGGTTTATTGCTGTTGTCAACGCAGAACCAGGTAGGGTGACCGTGGTGCTCTGCGTAACGTTGTTACCGGCAGCGGTGCGAAAGACAACCTGCGTGTTTCCCAACGTCGGATCAAAAATAACGACCGCGCGTTGACCGGATGCCGACAAAGGCACGTCAACGATCTCAACAAGACCAAACCACGGTGTCTGGTTCGGCACACGAGAAGTACATGCTACACGAGTATTGATGACCAGCGGCCCGTAGTCGACGAATCGATTAGCTGCGACAATGGCGCCATTGCCCAAACTGTTGGACAATGTCATGTTTGAGTTGACATTGGCAATGCTACCGCCCGAAGACGACATCAACATCCATTGTGAGTAAATGCCACCATTGCCAGTGGTGCCCGGATACGGCGAGACCAGTTCTAGTTGAGTATCGTTGCTGATTGATCTGACCAATGTCCAAGCAGAATCAGGATCAACAGTCCTCTTAATGTACTGCTGCGTGTCAAGTTGACGCGCGAACAGTGATCCGATGCCATTGACGTAAGTTGAACCCGACGTGAACGTGACAGTGCCACTAAGTGGCAACGTCAACGAGCTGATGAAGTTGTCGCGGAAGGATCCTTCATCCGTTAGTATCGGACCACGTGTCCGAAGTGATCCACCCGAGTCAACCAGAAGAGGTGCTGGAACTCTTATGTCAAGATTCTTTGGGTCTGGATAGCTACCGCCTTCAGCATCGGCCTGAGAGACGCCGGCGTCCTTTGAGAACACAACCAGGTTAACGCCACCGAACGAAGGCGAAGATCCCGCGACTGTCCAGCTGACGAGCACCGTCGGAGTGATCGACAACAACAGTGTCACAGCCCCCGACGTGCCCGTCGCGGTGATCTCGGCAGACGCGACCACTTTATCAATGACGGTTGTCTCATTTGACGGATCGATTTCAGACAACGTGAATTGAAGGATGGGCGCAGTACCAGTCACAGCACCGGTGATGTTGTAGACAAGGACGACCTCACCCGCCGGTCCGGCGCGGAAGACGTACGATCCATTGGAGGTGATCGTACTGTTAAGCAGTACCTGTTCAACCTTCACGGTGCTCATCTGATCTCCAACCAGGTCATGTCAGCCTTGACCTGCGTCTTGCCCGCGCCCAAGTTCGAGGCCACAACTGTCAAGATGTCGTTGGCGTTTACTCCTATGCCCAAGAAACCTGCGTTGCGCATGATTCGACCGTACACTTGGAAGAACTTCTGCATGTCAATTGTCACCACGCCAAGGTCAGAATTGACGACGCCGCGGTACAAGACCTCGCCACCGGTGAATCCAGTGGCAGCAACATCGTAATCCACCAAACTGGTATTGCCCGAAGAGTTGAATGAAGCGCCCGTCAACACGGGATTAGCGATGATGCGGAAGGCAATCGGATAACCTTGTGTGCTGATTGACAACGACTTGGGTTGAATGATGCTGCGATTGGTGATGCCGTTGTACGTTGACTTGGGCCTGATCGAGAGGACAGGGGCTTCAACCTGAGTGATCAACACCGAATTTGTGTTGCCCACGCCATAGACCCAGTGTGCAGGTTCAACAGTCTGAGCCTGTGCCGCCACACGAGCGCAGATCAGATCGAGATAACCAGCAGACGACGACACAAGATTCGTCACCTTGGCCTGCACTGGCAACTTAGCCGTACGCATGTATGGCAGCGTCAGGGTGTTGGCGTGCTTCGACTCGTGGACCAAGATGTCATCAATGAAATAACGTGTGGTGCCGACGCCGAACCACTGCACCTCGATCTCGTATAGGTTGCCCTTCGAGACATTGAGGTTAAGACCACTGGCGCCAAAGCCATTGACCGGGTCCTTGCTGAAGGCACTCTGCGAGATGACGGTCTCGACGACTACACCCGTCGCGTCAGACCTCTCGACGATGTTGAAGGACGTACCATTGAGACGAAAGAACAATCCGTTGTTGTCATCTACGTAGCCCCAGTCCCTGAGCTGGCCTGCCTGGCCGGTGTCAGAATTGATAACTGACATTCCGATCAGCTGAGTGTAACCTGCCTGGTACTTGTAGTACGTGTTGGTCCTCAACGTTGCAGATGAACCAGAGGTGCCGACGACAGCTACACGAAGTGCTGACTCTGCGGGAACGTGAGTCACAGAACCCGCAGACGCCGTCAGCACGTCCCAGAGGCGAGTGTCGAGCTCATACTTGTTGGTGAGGTCCGCAAGCAGGTATAGGCCTGCAACGCGGAGCTCATCTGCAACAGTGGCGCGGATGTTGCTGCCGAATGAGTCGGCCAGCGTAGACTTGAACGAACCCGT